GTGCGCAGGCCTTACACATGAATGCCAAGCCTATACGCGCTGGATTGATGGCGAGATTGAAAAGCCGGATTTCACGGACATATCCATCCTGTCTATTGACCAGAAGGGCCGTATTTGGTACGCAAACCAATCCATGCTCTGGGCCAGAATAATAACCAAGAGATGGGCTATTGGCTCTGGCTGCGACTATGCTCTTGGCGCAATGGCAGCGGGAAAGTCTGCTGCTGATGCCATTCGCATTGCATCAAAGCTTGATGTGAATACTGGTCTTGGCGTTGATACGCTTAGTCACTAGATGACGCAGATAGCACTCCCTGAAGTGCTGATACCTGTCTTTGATGGCAGGGCAGACGTTAGAGGCTCCTATGGTGGGCGCGGTAGTGGTAAAACCCGCTCATTCGCAAAGATGGCAGCGGTGCAGGGCTACATCAACGGGAAAGCCGGAACGTCTGGAATCATCCTTTGCGCCCGTCAGTTCATGAACTCCCTGGAAGACTCCAGTCTGGAGGAAGTGAAGCGGGCGATTGAAGACGAACCCTTCTTGATGGACTATTACGAGATAGGCGAAAAGTACATCAGGAGCAAAGACGGACGCATCAGCTTCACCTTTGCCGGGTTGGATCGCAACATTGCCAGCATCAAGTCCAAAGGACGCATATTGCTTTGTTGGGTTGATGAAGCCGAACCTGTAACGGACGAGGCGTGGCTTACGCTTATCCCTACATTACGGGAAGAAGGCGAAGACTGGAACGCTGAACTGTGGGTAACGTGGAACCCCAAGCGCAAGAGCGCAGCAGTAGAGGCGCGATTCAGGAATAGCACCGACCCACTGGTTAAGGTGGTGGAGTGCAACTGGCGCGATAACCCTAAGTTCCCTGCCAAGCTGGAGCGGGACAGGCAGCGCGACCTTGTCGAGCGACCAGACCAATACGATCACATCTGGGAGGGCGACTTTGCTACGACATTGGTAGGCGCGTACTACGCCAAGAGCATCACGCAAGCCAAGTCTGATGGCAGGATAAGCCGCGTCGGGCCTGACCCGATGATGACCTATCGCGCCTTTTGTGACATTGGCGGCACTGGTCAACGTGCTGATGCGTTCACCATCTGGATAGCGCAGTTCATTGGCAAAGAGTGCCGTGTGCTGAACTACTACGAATCAGTGGGACAACCTGCAGCGGCGCACATGGAGTGGCTGCGCACCAACGGCTACACCGCACGAAACACGACGATCTGGCTACCGCATGACGGCGACACGCAAGATAAAGTGTTTGATGTGTCGTACCGCAAAGCCTTTGAAGCATCTGAATATGCCGTGGAAGTCGTGCCGAATCAGGGCAAGGGTGCGGCCATGCAGCGGGTCAAAGCTGCTCAACGGGTGTTTCCTGTTATGTGGATTGACGAGGAAAAGACTAAGCCGGGCATGGAGGCTATCGGCTGGTATCACGAAAAGCGCGACGAGACTCGCAATATTGGTCTAGGCCCTGAGCATGATTGGGCATCGCACGGGGCTGACAGTTTCGGCCTGATGGCTGTGGTGTTTGAGTCTATCGGAGCAGAGCGACCGGCAAGCAAGCCCATCAAGTACGGCCAATCGCGCTATATCGCCTAGCCTTTACCAATTCTGACAATCCCCTAAACGCGTGATAGCGCTGGAGAATTTATGTCTGAACGTCTTGACGACGATGACCTGTTAGAGCTGCTAAACCGCAAGGAAGAAGAAGCGGGACATTACGTTTGGGGCGAACTGGCGTCTAAGCGTGACACTTCGTTGCGCGAGTATTACCGCATGCCCTACGGTAACGAGCAGGACGGATGGTCTAGCGTTGTTACCTCTGACGTATCAGACACCGTTGAGTGGATTCTCCCGTCCCTGCTCAAGACCTTCACCAGCACCGACAAAGCCGTATCGTTTGAGCCCACCACCGCCGCAGATGTGGATGGCGCTGAACAGGCAACAGACGCCTGCAATTACGTTTTCTACAAGCAAAACAACGGCTTTCTGGTCCTCTACACAGCACTGAAAGACGCGCTAACCGTCAAGAATTGCGCTGTGATGTGGCGCAAAGAGACAAAGGATGTTGTCTCAAGCGTTCCATTCAAGGGCGCGACTGAGGAAATGCTCGCCATGCTCCTGCAAGAGAAGGGCACAGAGATACAAGAAGCCGAAGCCGCGCAGGTTGCTGACGAGTTCGGCATGCCAGTATTGATCTACAACGGGCGGCTCAAGAAAACAGAGAGCAAAACCATTATCAAGGTTGAGGCGTTCAACCCTGACGACCTGCTTATCGAGCGTGATTGGACTTCGCCACTGTTGGCAGACTGCCCATATGTTGCCCGCATGATGGAAGTGACGCTGACTGACCTCAAAAATATGGGGTTCGACGTAGACGCAGACGATCTGCGCTCAAGCGAAATCACAAGCACCAAGCGCGACGAGAAGCAATTTGCTGAAATGGCCGAAAGCGATTCGGATGACGACTCTATGGCCGAGGGCTGGCTACGAATTGAGTCCGTGCTGGCCGATGTGGATGGTGATGGCATTGCAGAGCGGCTGTGTGTCTACCGCCTGAAGGACAAGATTCTCAAGAAAGAAGTTGCCTCTCACGTTCCAGTGGCCACCTTCTCGCCCGTGCTGAACACGCACCAGTGGGATGGTCAGAGCCTTGCAGAGATTGTTTCGGACATTCAGAAGCTGCACACCGAGCTAATCCGTCAGTCGCTGGATAACCTAAAGCTGACAAACAACCCGCGCAAGAACGTACTAACCGACGCCAATGGATCGCCACTGGCTAACCTGGATGACCTGCTGGATAGCCGTATCGGTGGAATCGTGCGGGTTCGCGCCAATGACGCTGTAACAGACAACATTGTCCCGTTTACAGGTGGTCACACGCTCCCGATGTTGGAGTACGTCAAGGGCATGCGCGAGGACCGTACCGGCGTATCTCGCACTTCGATGGGCCTGAACCCCGACAGCCTGAACAACACCGCGACGGGACGGCAGCTAGACCAATCGTCTGCCATGCAGCGCGTTGAATTGATCGCCCGCATCTGCGCAGAGATTCTGATTAAGCCGATCTTCCAGGGCATTCTGAAGCTCTTGACCGATGGCGGCATGGAAAAGCTGGCTTTCCGCCTGCGTGATGAGTTTGTCGAGTACGACCCTAACGAGTGGCGTGATTCCTACGACATGACCATCAACGTTGGTCTTGGCACTGGTGATGTGCAGCAGAAGAATCAGCAACTGATGATGATCGCAGCGCTTCAAGAGAAGGGCATGGCGATCGGGCTGGCTACACCTAAGCATATGTACCACACAGGTGCAAAGCTGATTGAAAACGCTGGCTTCAAAGACATTCAGAACTTCATTCAAGACCCGAGCAAAGAGCCTCCCAAGCCACAGCAGCCGCCTATCGAGGTGCAAGTGGCTCAGATCAAGATTCAGGCAGACGGACAGAAGCACCAGGCCGAAATGCAGGCCGATGTGCAAAAGTTCCAAGCTGAAACGCAAATGACCCGCGAGACAGAGCAGATCAAAGCTGATGCCAAGCTGCAAGAGATTCGCGCCAACCTTGAACTACAGGCCGCTAACGACCAACGCGACGCAGAGCGCGAAGTAATGAAGGCGCAGCTTGACGCACAAATGGAAGCGCAGAGGATTGAGTTTGAGAAGTGGAAGGCTGAACTCGCCGCACAGACTCAGATTTACATAGAGCAGCTAAAGCTAGGCAGTCAACAACCTGTTCAACAGGAAGGCGACATTAACAACGCCTTAGCAGTGTCTATCGATGGTTTCAGGCAAGCCTTAGACCAAATGAACCGTCCAAAACAAATCATTCGCGGACCTGATGGTAGGGCAGCGGGTATCGCTTAAAGGAGAAAACCATGTCTTTATCAAACACCACAGAAACCGCAGCACTCGACTGCTTCCTTCGTGGCACAGACCCGAGTTATAGGGCTGGCGCTACGCAGTACCTAGCGCTGTTCACAGCAGACCCGACAGAATCAGCATCGCTTGCTGCTGAGGCAACTTACACCGGCTATGCCCGTGTCGCACTGACCAAGGCAACCGCATGGACTGGAACTGCAAGCCCGTTCACCAATGCGGCGCTGGTGCAGTTTGGCGCGTGTACCGCAGGAACCAATGCAATCACCCACTTCGCTGTGG